TTACTCAGCAGGTACTAGGCCCAGAGATAGCACAACAGTATGTAAATTACGAAGAAGCACTGCGAAGATTGGCAGCTAGTGCTTCAATAGATACGACAAACTTAGTTAAAACAAGTCAGCAACTACAGCAAGAAGCTGCTGCTGCACAAGCTCAACAGCAACAACAGCAGCAAGAGATGCAGATGATGGAAGCAATGAAGTCCTCTGCTATGGCTAAAGTTGCAGACAACTACACTAAACCAGGTTCACCTTATGGCCCCCAATTCTCAGGAAACTCCGAAACAGGAGCAGCAGGAAGCATCCCTAACACCGTCCCCGATCTCGGGGCAGCAGCCGAAGGACTCCCCAGTGGCCCAGTCTCAGGAGGAGAAACCTAGAGAGTTAGCTACTATTAAAGAAGAGAAGCCAGTTGCTAAGAAGAAGAAAGATAAAGAGCCGCAAGTTACTAAAGATGGCGAACGGCACATCACTATCAAATAACAAACTTTCACCCATCACATCCAATGCCAGAAGCAATTACTATTTCCGAACCAGAGACAGGTGCGTTATCTCCTGAACAGGAGGCAGATGCAAAAGATCAAGCACTTGTAAATGAATCAGAACAGAATGGGCCAGTTAAATTTGCTGGTAAGTATGAGTCTGTTGAAGAGCTAGAGAAAGGATACGCAGAACTTCAGAAGAAGTTAAGTGGTCAAGAAGAAACGACAGAAGAAGTATCTGAATCGAAGGAAGAAGCAGCACCTGCCAACGCTTCAGAAATCTATGGTGAATACATAGGTAGTCGCCTTGATGAAGCTGGTGTTGACTATCAAGGGATGAATACTAAATGGCAAGAGACAGGCAAGCTAGATGATGACGACTACACAGCATTAGAAGGTGCTGGCTTTAGTAAAGATATGGTTGAAGCATACCTAGATGGTGTGCAGTACAGAGCAGAGCAGGACTCACAACTTGCAGCTAAAGAAGTAGCAGCAATTAAGAATGAGTTCGGAGGTGAGCAGGTCTACAACGATATGATTACATGGGCTGCTGGAAACCTAGACAAAGCAGAGGTTGATGCATTTAATAACATGCTTAAGACCAGCAACCCACATCAAATAAGGATTGCTGTCGCTGGTATTCAAGCTGCCTATATGAACAACGCACCAAGAGAACCCAAGCTTGTCGGAGGTAGAACGCCTAGAGCGAATACCACTAAGTTTGAATCAACAGCACAGTTAGTAGCTGCTATGAATGATGAACGATATGCAACTGATCCAGCGTATAGACAAGAGGTACAAGAAAAACTTAGTCGCTCAAAAGTGTTGTAAGGGGTATTATATAAACAACCTAAACATTCTCGTATAAACAACGGCCCCTTGCGAGGGATACCCTGCGTTGAAGAGATAGTGAAGGGCAACCTTTCTTTCTTTTTTCCGTGGCTAACTTTACTAGCTCACGGCTAGGTCTTGTAAACAATACAGGAACTAGCTATGACGCTCTGTTTCTTAAGACCTTTAGTGGTGAAGTACTAAGTGCTTTCCGCAAGGCAACCGTGTTCGAGTCATTACACACTGTACGCACAATCAAGTCTGGTAAATCTGCTCAGTTCCCTATCATTGGATTAAGCAGCACAGCCTACCATACACCTGGTACACAGCTTACAGGTAATGCTATTAAGCACGCTGAAGCTGTTATCAACATCGATGACAAGCTCGTATCAAACGTATTCGTTGCTGACATTGATGAGGCTAAGAACCATTATGACGTTCGTAGCCAGTACACCACAGAAATGGGTAACGCATTAGCGTACACATTTGATAAGAACGTAGCAGCTACTATCTGCCAAGCAGCAAGAACAGCTACTAACTTCAACACTGACCTACCTGGTGGTACTCGTATCAAGATTGTTGCTTCTAGTAAAGCAGCTATCACAGGGGCACAACTAGTTAGTGCTATGTGGTCAGCAGCAGAGCAGATGGATATAGATAATATTCCAGAGGACGGAAGATACTTAGCTCTTGGCCCAACTGAGTACTACAAAATTGCTCAGACAACAGACGTACTCAACAGAGACTGGGGTGGTTCTGGAGCATACGCAGATGGAACAGTCTTAAAGGTTGCTGGTATCAGCATCGTTAAGTCTAACCACTTGCCAACTACAAACCGTTCTCAAGTAACTGGTGAGAACAACACATACCATGCTGACTACACAGACAGCGTTGGACTTGTGTTTAACAAGCAGGCTGTTGGTACTGTTAAGTTGATGGATCTGAAGATGGAACAAACTGGTTCCGATGTACATGCATTATGGCAAGGTACATTCATGGTCGGATCTATGGCTCATGGTACTGGCGTACTTCGTCCAGACTGTGCTATCGAAATATACACAGCAACCAGCTAATTACCGTGGGGGCTATATGCCCCCTCTTTTCTTATGGGTCTTAACCTCACATCAGAACTAGAAGCAGTCAACAAAGTATTAAGGATGATGGGTGAAGCACCTGTTAACTCCTTGGCTGGTCAGTTCGGTCTTGCAAAACAAGCAAACGATACACTTAAAGAAACAAGCAGAACAATCCAATCAGAAGGGTGGTCGTTTAATACTGACTACGAGAGAACTCTGACTCGTACTGCTGGTACTAATGAAATTGAATTGAGTTCAGATATAAGCAGAGTGAAGATTGATCCTTATGAATACCCAGATAATGAGGTAGTACAAAGAGGATTAAAGTTATACGACAGAAGAAAGAATACTTCAGTCTTTGAAGAAGATTTAATAGCAGATGTAACGTACTTCCTAGAGTGGACTGACCTACCTGAACACGCTCGTCAATACATAATGACAAAGGCAGGTCGCACACTACAAGAACAGATACTAGGTAGTGCAGAACTAAGTCAGATTAATATCACAGCAGAAGCAGAAGCAAGAGCACAGTTCTTAGAAGAAGAAACTAATGCAGGAGATCACAATATGATTAGAGGTAATCCTAATCACACAGGAGTATTTCAGACTTACCAGCCAAGTCGTACTGTTCTTAGATAGTCATGCCTTTAATTACTTCTTCTATCCCTAACCTCATTAATGGAGTTAGCCAACAGCCGCCTGCTTTGAGGTTGGCATCACAAGCAGAAGAAGTTGTCAATTGTATGTCGAGTCCAGTTGAAGGACTAAAGAAAAGACCACCATTAAACAATGTCGCTCGCTTGTTTATTGAGGACAAGTCAACAGTCCGACCATTTGTTCACATGGTTTCGAGGACTAATGATATTAACTACATCATCATCATTCAAGATGGTGCAATCAAGGTAGCAAACCTAGACGGAACACTTATAACTCCTGCAACACCAGATGGAGTTAGCTATCTAAATGTGACTGGTCATCCTTCAGAGATGTTCAGGGTTGCATCTATTGCTGACTACACATTCATTGTTAACAAAGAGAAGGAAGTGGCTATGTCCACCGACTTGTCACCAACAACAATCACTGATGTAACAGCAATGGTGTTTATTAAGGTTGCAAATTATGACACCGAGTACAGCGTTACGTTAGGCGGTGTAACTAAATCCTATACAACACCTCCTGCTGGTGGAGAACAGATTGAATGTTCTTACTCTCAGGCAGCTAATAGTTCTGCGGTCATAGTTAGTGCAACAGATCATGGAATGGTTAGTGGTGATAAGTTTAAGATTAGTTTTGGTACTGCATCTGGTGGAATAGCAGGTACTTATGAAGTAGATTCTTCCACTACAGACCAATTCACCTACACAGCAGGGACACAAAATGATGCAAGTATTAATACTGGTAATTGCACAGTCGTACCTCAGATAAAACTATCAACAGTCACGATTGCAGATAAATTAGCTCAACAATTACATTCAATAGGTGGATACACGGTTGACAATGACGATTACATAATTCACATCAAGAAGAATGATGGAAGTGATTACACAGTAACAGGTAAAGATGATAAAACAGGAGAAGGATTGAAGGTAATTAAAGGTGTTGTCGATGACCTAGACGACTTACCCATCAAGGCTTATGACGGTTTTATTGTTAAAGTACAAGGTTCTCAAGCTACTAGGTATGACGATTACTACGTTAAGTTTGTAGTTAATGCAGACTTTCCTCCCACCTACTCCAGTGATGCTACAGATATTTACGGTGATGGAGTATGGAAAGAGACAGTAGCCCCAGGTATTACATATAGATTTGACGAGGCAACAATGCCTCATGTATTAGTTAGAAATTCAGATGGCAGTTTTACTTTTCAGAAATACTTAAAGGGAGAAAAGAGTGCTACCTATGCACAATCAGGAACAACAATTACTGTCACTAAAACAGATCATGGACTAGAAAGTGGAGATCTTTTGTTTTTTAGACCTGGAGGTTCACCTTCTCCTAATAACCCAGGAGTATTCCCTGTAACTCCTGTCACAAAAGATACGTTTACTTATACACCTGGAACTAATCAAACATTATCTAATCAATCTATTACCTATGGAACTACGTGGTCAGGTCGTATAGCTGGTGATAAGAAGACAGCCTTAGAACCTACCTTTGTAGGCAGGACAATACAAAACTTAAATATGTTTAGGAATAGATTAATAATGCTGTCAGAAGAAAACGTCATCCTTTCTGCCAGTGATGACCACGGAAGATTCTGGCCTGAAACTGTTCAAACTATGGTGGACAGTGATCCAGTAGATCTTGCTTGCGGTGGTAGCTCTATCAATATTCTTTTATCTACTGTCGCCTTTGCTAACACTCTTCTCTTATTTAGTAGGAACGCTCAGTTCAGATTAGATGCAGGACTAAATGTAGGTTCTGCCTTAACGCCTAAGACAGCCACCATCACACAGATGACCTCCTTTGACATGGACATATCTGTTGACCCGATAGCTGTTGGTCGTAATACATACTTCCCTATAACAAAGGGAAATTTTAGTGGACTAAGAGAGTTCTTCCTTCCTGACTCCAGTGGTTCAGTACCTTTATCAGAAGACGTAACAGCCAGCATCCCTAGATATATACCAACAAATCTATGTAGTCTTATCTCTGCTGTGGCAGAAGATGCTGTCGCAATGCTTAGTCTTGACCAACCTAAGAGAATATATATTTATAAGTTCTTCTTTGAAGAAGATACAAAGCTTCAGTCAGCTTGGTCTTATTGGGAAGTTAGCGGTGCAAAGAAAATAATAGGTGCGGCAGTCAAAGGCAGTGATTTGTATGTGCTTACTGAATATGACGAGGATGGAACCTCATCTCAATCAGGAACTTATTTAGAGAAAGTATCACTAAGACCTGAACAAGTAGACCCAGGAACAGAGATAGAAATACTGCTAGATAGAAAAATTACTGAATCAGAAGTTACATCGACAAGTCTTAATAATGCTGGTGCTTTAGGTGTAGAGACTGTCATCACTCTTCCTTACCCTATTAACACTGGGGCAGACATGATTGTAGTAGGAAGATTTGAAGAAGGTAATACTCTCCTGAGACATGGACAAGTTATTGAACCACTCTCTCAAACATCTAATACGATCACAGTCCTTGGAGATTTAAAAACTCAAGTAGGAGGCAAAACGCCACGCTTCTTTATTGGCGAAAGATACACTATGACTTACGAGTTCAGTACTCCATATATAAAAGAACAGCCGCAAGGTGGTGGTGTTGCATTAGCAGCAGGGCCGAAACTACAGATGAGAACTTGGACTGTAATCTTTGATGAGTCGTCAGCTTTTGAGTTAAAGGTTACTCCTGCAAGTAGAGACACAAACACTTATCCCTATAACGGAGTTATCGTTGGTGAAGCTCCTCCACTCATCGGAGATCCTTCAGTTCTTACAGGATCTTTCCGTGTACCTGTGATGACCAGCAATATAGATACTAAGATAGTAATTAGTAGTACGAGTCCATTACCTTGTCGATTCCAATCAGCCGAATGGGAAGG